AGGTAGGGGACGCAGCAAAAAAAACATCAGCATATTTTCAAAAATATATAAATGTAGATGCTATTGTGATTGAGCATACGGTGTTTATGAATAGCCCTAAAACTGCTGCAGACATTGCATTAGTCCAAGGCGCACTTTTGGGTGCTGCTGCAATGTCTGGAATAAATATTGTGGGCAAAGTATCTCCGATTACTTGGCAAAATTTTATTGGTAATAAAAAAATATCTAAAGATGAAAAACTTTTTATTAGATCTAAGAATCCAAACAAATCTGAGTCTTGGCATAAAACAAACGAAAGAGAAATCAGAAAACAAAGAACGGTAAACTTTATAAACCTTCAGTATAATAAAACTATTACAGACAATGACGTTGCAGATGCTTGCGGAATCGGGCATTGGGCAATAAAAAATTGGGATAAGGCAGTAGGAAACAATGGATAGAGATAGCTTTATTTTTAAAGAAGAAAAAGAAAATACCATTTTAACTGTAAAAACTTTGTCACCAACAAAGTGGCTTTTAATAGATCGTGAAACTGGACAAATTTATCAAGGAAATCCTGGCGGATTTTGGGATAAACTTAAAACAATAGAAAAGGGTAATCAGTAATGCCAGAGCTAAATGCAAACATACCACCAATAAGTTGCTATGTAAGAGGAAACTACTTACGTAATCATCAAGATAGCCATGACAAATACTTTGAGTGTGTGGTCTTTGGCGTTTCAAGTTTAAAATCTAGAAGCCCATTATTTCATATTATGATGCCAGACGGTGGCCTCTGGTGGAGACTTCCAATTTCTGCTTTTTGCACAGAGCCAGGTGTTCCTGAAGTAGATCTACATAATTTAGTTTTATGGAATTCTTTTAGTCATCACATTGCTGTAACAAGGTTTGAAAATCTAACAAACCTTAGAATGTCTTACATAGATAGAACAAAAACAATGAATAAAGGAACCTATTTGTTTACTCTAGACTGGCATAATCCAGATACAAATGTTTTAGATGACGGATATTCTGAAAGCCCAGCAGACCATAAGTGTGGTCACGTCATACAAAGAGATGATGGAAACTTTGCTATTCAACCTAACAATAGGGTTCGTATATATGAGCCATCTTTTACCCTTGAAAAAGATTACCTAATTGATAGAATAATTAATGAAAAAAAATATGATGTTGAGAATCAAGATAAATGGATCTTAGAAAACTCTAATAGGTTTAATTATGATATTTCTGAAAAAGAAGTTGACAAATAACATTATGGCTGGTAAACTATATACATCAGAGGTTTGGCTACGTAAGAGATATCTTATGGATAAAAAATCTCCTGAAGAAATTGCAAAAGAGTGCGGGGCAAGTATAGAAACTATCTATGTTTATCTTGCAAAATTTGGATTAAGGAAGAGTAGACGATGAATAAAGCACAAAAGATTTTAATTGGTATTGGTATTGCTGGTGCAGTAGGAATAACTTTTGTTCTTACAGCACTAAAAGGTTTGCCAGAAGCTTTTGATTGGGATAATGATGAAGAAAACAAATAGTAGGCTTACAATTACAGTTGATCAAGTTAATCATCCAAGACACTATACAACGGATCCTTCAGGTGTAGAGTGCCTAGAAATTACTCGTCATAGAAATTTTAATATTGGAAATGCTTTTAAATATTTATGGAGAGCAGGCTTAAAGGATGAAGAAAGAACAATTCAAGATCTAGAAAAAGCAATATTTTATATTAAAGATGAGATTAATAGACTAGAGGGTAAGTATGTCAACTGAGTCTGATTTAATAAGCCACCTTGATCAAGTTAATCAAGTTGTTTCTGAATACTTAAAAGGAAATGACCCAACGGTTATTTCTAAAGAACTTGATATTCCAAGAGTTAGAGTAGTAGCACTTATTAATGAGTGGAAGGTTATGGCATCTGCTAATGATGCTATTCGTGCACGAGCTAAAGAAGCATTGGTGGGAGCAGACACACACTATACAAAGTTAATTACAAAGGCATATGAAGTTATGGATGAATCAAGTTTAACCAATAACCTAAGTGCCAAGACTGCATCCATTAAGCTTGTTATGGATATTGAAAAATCTAGAATTGAAATGTTACAAAAAGCTGGACTTCTTGAAAACAAAGAACTTGCAGAAGAAATGGTTGAGATTGAACGTAGACAAGAAGTTTTAATAGGAATACTTCGTGATGTTGCTTCAGAGCATCCAGAAATACGTGATTTAATTATGCAAAGACTTTCATCTATTGCAAAAGAAGGCGAAGTGATTACAATTGTCCACGATGTTCAATGAGTTTCTTGATGTCTTAAAAGAAAATCATTTTGTTGAAACACCAGTAGATGTAAAAACCTTTGTGCAATCTCCAGAGTATTTAGGCCAGCCTATCTTGTCTGACATTCAGTATGAAATTGTAGAAGCTATGAGCCAAATTTATCGTAAGGAAGATCTTATAGATTTAATGGGAGAACAAAAAGGTGTAAATCATTTTAATAAATATACCAAGAATGAACTTATTCTTCAACTTGGCAAGGGTAGTGGAAAAGACTTTATATCAACAGTAGCATGTGCATATGTAGTGTATAAACTTTTATGCCTTAAAGATCCAGCAGTTTATTTTGGTAAGCCACCAGGGGATGCTATTGATATTATTAACGTTGCAGTTAACGCACAACAAGCTAAAAATGTTTTTTTTAAAGGATTTAAAACAAAGGTTGAAAAGTCACCTTGGTTTGCAGGAAAGTATAATCCAAAAGCAGATTCAGTTGAATTTGATAAAGGCATAACCGTTTATTCTGGTCACTCAGAAAGAGAATCTCATGAGGGTTTAAACCTTTTAATGGCAGTTCTTGATGAAATTTCTGGTTTTGCTACAGAGGTTGGAACAGGTAATGAACAAGGTAAAACTGCAGATAATATTTATAAAGCATTTCGTGGAACAGTAGACTCTCGTTTTCCTGACTTAGGCAAAGTAGTTCTTCTTTCATTCCCACGCTATCAAGGTGACTTTATTTCCCAGCGGTATGAATCAGTTATTGCTGAAAAAGAAACTATTGAACGCACCCACACTTTCATAATGAATGAAGATTTACCTCATAGTGATCCAGGAAATCAGTTTGAAATTTCGTGGGACGAGGATACAATTCTCCAATATAAAATACCAAGAGTATTTGCATTCAAAAGACCTACATGGGAAGTAAACCCTACACGTAAAATAGAAGACTTTAAGTTAGCTTTTTATACAGACCTTGGTGATGCAATGATGCGTTTTGCCTGTATGCCAACTTATTCTTCTGATGCATTTTTTAAACAAAAAGATAAACTAGAAAAATGTATGAACTCTAGAAACCCATTAGATTCATTTAGAAGGTTTGATGAAACTTTTAAACCAGATCCAGATAAGGTTTATTATATTCATGCTGACCTTGCCCAAAAGCATGATAAGTGTGCTGTAGCAATTGCCCATGTGGATAAGTGGGTAAGTATTCAAGTAATTAAAGATTATGAACAGGTAGCCCCGATTGTTGTTGTTGATGCCGTTGCATGGTGGGAGCCAAGAGCAGAAGGTCCAGTAAATCTTTCAGAAGTAAAACAATGGATTATGAATTTACGTAGACAGGGTTTTAATCTTGGTATGGTTTCATTTGACCGATGGCAGTCATTTGATATTCAAAATGAATTACAAGCAGTTGGAATAAGAACTGAGACTGTATCTGTTGCTAAAAAACACTATGAAGATTTAGCTATGATGATTTATGAAGAGCGGGTTGCTATTCCTATGATCCCATTACTTCTTGAAGAAATGTCAGAATTAAAAATAATGAAGGGTAACAGGGTTGACCACCCACGCAAAAAATCTAAAGACTTAGCGGATGCAGTATGTGGAGCAGTATTTGGAGCCATCTCCCATACACAAAAGAATACTAATATAGAGATAGATGTCCATACCTGGAGCTCTAGTGCACGACTTGCACAAAAGCAAAGAGATATGGTAGAATTAGATAATCGGGAAATGCCTAACGATGTTAGAGATTTTCTTGATAAACTTAATCTAATATAAAAACTAACAAGGAGAATAATGAATTCATTTAAAAAAATTGCCATTGTCATCGCTGCAGCCCTGACTGGCACCGCTATTGTTGCACTGCCGTCGCAAGCAGCGCCTTCAATTGCATATACAACAATGTATGACACGACAAATGGTGTTCAGGTTCTTAATGGCCTTGCAACAGTAACACTAAATACAGATACAAGCACAGCAACAACTATTGCTGTATCAGGTATTGGCTCTGTTGTCCTTGCACAAGCAGGAACTAATACAACTTTAGCAACTTTGGTTGCTGGATCATGGTATAGAGTTACTACTGATGCAGTTGGCCCAGGAACATCCACATTTATTTTAACAAGTGCTGCTGTAGGAGTTACTACTCTTACTGCAACTCCAGTAGAATCAAATGGAACACAGGGAACCGCAGTAACCAAGACAATTACTTGGACTGCAACTGGCACATTATCAGCATCACCAGCATATACAACTGTATATTCTTCAGCAGGATCTACTGCACCTGATGCTACTACAAATACTGTAGCAATTGTTGCACCAATGACTGCTAATTCTCTTGCTGGTAACATTAAGATAACTCTTAAAGATGGACTAAATAATGCAATTACTAATGGAACAATTACAGCAACTGTAACTGGACCAGGACTTATTGGTATTGGTTCAACACAGGCTGGGGCCACAGTTCAAGGTCGTGCCATTACAGGCACATCAGGACAATATTTTGTAAACGTATTTGGCGATGGAACACCAGGAACATCTACAATTACAATCTGGAGTGGTTCAACACTTCTTGCCACAAAGACATTCACATTTTCTGGAGTTGCTGCTTCATATTCTGCAGTAAAGAAAATTGGAGTTCTTAAGGTTGGATCAAATGCTGCTGCTATTGAAGTTACAGTTAAAGATGCAAACGGAAACTTAGTTGCTGATGGAACAACAGTTCTTGCTACATCAGATACAACTACAATTGCTACAATTGCAGGATCTGCAACTACAGTATCTGGTATTGCAACATTTGCAATTCAAGGAATTTCAACTGGTGTTTCAAAGTTATCATTTAAAAATGATGCTACAACACCAACAGTTTCAGCAACTGCTGATATTAGAGTTGGATCTTCTACAGTCTCTTCTGTAGTCCTTGCATTTGATAAAGTTGCATATGTAAATGGTGAAGTTGTTAAGCTTACTCTTAAAGCATTAGATGCCTCTGGACTTCCAGTTGCTGATGGCACATATACAAATCTTCTTTCTGAAGATTTAATTTCTTCAACACAACTTGGTGGCGCTACTCTTGTAGGCTCAAAGTCTCCAGTTCTTGTTGATGGAACTTCAGCATGGAACGTATATGCTCCTCTTTCTGCTGGACCTTTTGCTGTTACAGGTAAGGTTCTAGCAACATCAGTTGTGCTTGAGGCTAAGGCTTCAGTTGCTGATGCAAATGCTGCATCAATCGCTGCACTTATTGAATCAGTTAATGCTATGAAGGTAAATCTTCAAGTAACAATTGATGCTCTAACTGCAAAACTTGCTGTTTCTGAGGCTAAGGCAAAGTCTGATCGTGCTGCTTATGTAAAGCAGTATAACGCACTTGCTAAAAAGTGGAACAACAAGAATCCACAGGCTAAGGTTAAATTAATTAAGTAATATAGTCTAATAATCAGGGGAGTCAGGAAACTGGCTCCCTTTTTTATTATAAAAATGATATAATAAGACTATTAGTTACCACCAAAAACTAATAGGAGAAAAAATTAAAAACATACTAATCAAAACGGGGTTAGTGGGGTTGCTTTTAACACTTTGGATGATATTCTATCCTGCAGATTATGCACACGCAGATGAAATTAATACAGCACAAATATCTCCTTCTGATCCTACAATAACAGAAAATGCAACAGCCACAATTGAGGTAGCTAATACTGCAATATCTCAGGCTGAAACCTATATAGAAGCTATAGAAGATAACGCAACAGCCATTACAAGCCCTACAGAAGCCATTACAGCCACTATCGCAGAGGCACAGGACTCAATCATACAGGCTCAAGCAGTAGTAGATAGTGCTGCTGTGGCAGTTACCCAAGTTGATTCTGCTATAGTTTTAGTTGAAGAGGCTGAAGAAAATGTAGAAATTGCAGAAGTAGAAGTAGAATTACAGACAGAAGTTGTAGCAATAGCAACCACTAATTTAATTAATGCAGAAAATACTTTGGCTCAACTTGAAAACACTCCCTCCGATTCTACAACTTATACAACAGAGGGCTACGTAGCACCAGTTGCTCCAGAGACACCAACAGTTAATACAACCACCCTTCCTGTTATGTATGATGGCTCAACAAAAATTGAAACCCCATTTGATATTAAAATGGGCGATATCGTATACAACGGTCAAGGTGCAGATAGCCAAATC